CCGTGTTCCTGATAGGAATTCTTGATGTTATTCAGTTTTGTTGATACCGTATTTTTAATACCGTCCCAAACATTTGCTGCAGTTTCCTTGACTTTACCCCAAGCATTTGAAACTGTATCTTTTATCCCGTTGAACACATTCTTTATACCGTTCCAGAGATTTTTTGCTGTTTCCTTTACCTTGTCCCAATGTTTAAAGAGCAGAACACCCACCGCAATAACCGCACCGATAGCAATAACAACAAGACCTATCGGTGATGTGACAAACGTCATTATTGCACCGAACACTCCCGTCACCACATTAAGTGCCTGAGTTGCGGCAATTTGAGCGATAGTCGCAGTTGTAAGCGGTGCAAAAGCAGCCGCCTGCGTTCCTGTCATGACAGCAGAAAATGCAATTAGTCCGTTTCTTATCCCTTCGACTACATTTGCAGCCGCAACAGCAATTTTATATGCGGTTACCGCTCCGGCAATTCCGGCAATCACAGGTGAAAGTGTGCTTGCAGCGGATATTACACCCGAAGCAATATTCATCACTGCCACAAGTGAATTGCACAAATTCGGTACTACTACATTTGCAAGTGTCTGAATTAATTCAGTACCGTTTCCGCTGAATGCGTTTACAATGCTGTTCCTGACATTATCAAACGCATTATGAAGTCGTTCTATTGCCGGCTGATTATTTTGAATTGCATTCTTTACAGCGTTAAATACCGTGCTTGCAGTATTATAAATTGTCTGAATTGCAGAAAATAATCCGTTTCCTATTGCAACAGTAACATAAGAAATAGCGGGAGTTAATGCACCGAGTCCGTCAGACATAGACTGAAGAACGCCTTTAAACTGCGATGAACCGAGTGCATCAAATATCGCAATTTTCACACCCTCGAACTGCGACTTTAACAGTGTGAGTTTACCGCTTACCGTGTCATTCATAGTGTCAGCCATTTTTAAAGCCGCACCTTCCGAATTATTTATAGCGTCAGACAATGAGTAAAAATCACCAGGACTTGCATTCACGATTGACAGAAATCCCGACAGTGCATTTTTTCCGGCAATCATTGTTGCATACTGACCTTTTTGAGCATCGGTAAGTGTTGAGAAGCGTGTCTGAAGTTCGGGAATAAGCACAGATAAAGGTTTCATACTGCCGTCCGTATTTACTGCAGAAATCCCCAAAGCCGACATAGCCGCATCTACTTCTTTGGTAGGTTTCGCCAACCTTGTCATAACACCTCTCAGAGAAGTACCTGCGTCCGAACCTTTAACTCCGGCATTTGCCATCAGACCGAGCGCCGTGGTGGTATCTTTCATTGAATATCCCATTGCACCTGCAGTTGCCGCAACATTTTTAAAGGACTCGCCGAGCAAAGATACATTTGTATTTGACTTTGACGCTGCAACCGCCAAAACATCAGCGAACTCACCGCTGTCACTTGCGTTCAGTCCGAAAGCGGTCAAGGCATCGGTTACAATATCAGATACACCGGCTAATTCCTCACCGCTCGCAGCGGCAAGGTTCATTATTCCCGCAATACCGTCAATCATCTGCGACGAATTCCAGCCAGCCATACCCATATATGACATAGCCTCTGACGCTTCTATTGCAGAAAATTTGGTTTTAGCACCCATTTCCTTTGCTTTCTCGGAAAGTGCAGTCAGTTCTGCACCTGTTGCTCCCGAGATTGCGGATACGTTTGCCATTCCCTGTTCAAACTCTCTGCCGGTATTCACTACATCTTTGCCGAAGTCTATCGCTTGACGTACACCGACAAACGCTCCTACGGCTACTGCCGCCTTAGATGCCAACGAGGTTATAACCCCGCCTACTCCGGAAGACTGATTTCCGAAGTTTTTCATTCCCGACGTTGTACCGTTTAAACTGTTTCTAAGGTTATTGCTCGCATTGACAGCGGACTTCATATTGACGAAAAAATTACCGTTATTAAGGCTTAAAGTTGCACCTATATTACGAGCCAAATTTTACGTCACCCACTCCCCAATAACGCCTTATACTTCTCCGTCTCCTCTTCCACAGCAAGCTCCATACTCGCCTTTAAAAATATTTTTTCAGACAGTGATAACCTTGCAAGCCTGTCCCAATCAAATCCCTTTTGAAGATAGAAATGAATAAGCTGCAGGTCACCGTCCGTCTGTATTAGTTTTTTACGGCTTCCACACCGCCCATATATCCGGCAAGTTTCATACACTCAATCGCAATCTGCGGTATTTCGCCCGGTGCAAATATAATTTCAACAATATCCATAGGTACTGCACAGCCGAATGCGTCCTGTACTTCCTTCGACTTAATGTCAGGTTCTTTGATACATTCATAGCACATATATTTATCACCCTCGCCTGCCTCCATATCATTTGCATCACGGCAAAGTGCTCCGTCCGGTTCTTCAATCGTTATAACCGAATCAATGGACTTAATATATAAATCCATTGTCTTTTTAATTTTCTTTGACGCAATCATCTGCTCCTTACGTCGTAAAAGTTCTGCTAATGTTAATTTTGTAGCCTTATTCATTTTAGTGTCCCTTCCTTTTTTCTTAATAAAAAACCAGCTGTATAGCCGTAATTTTTTAGTGTCCCCATCATTAAAAATACAATCTCTTTATACACACGGGTCAGCGATTGTATCAAGATACTTAAATCCGACAAATCCGCCCGAAAATTCATCTTCGGTAATTTTTCCGTTCTCAAATGCCTGAAGTGTAAGTTCATCAAGCCAGCATGACATAAGCTGTACTCTTTCTGTACCGCCGTTATCGGGGTCCTCCAATTTTGATATAAGCGACAATCGCTCATCAATACCCGCCGAAAGTTTCTCCGCATACGTTTTGCCTCTTGAATAAATCTTTTTTATTTTCGCTGTCCAAGTACCGGACACACCCATCAGTTTACTGTCGTCCCACATTTGCCCCGAAAAGTTTATCGTTTCACGGTTTGTTTTGATTTTTGCTTCAAATGAAGTTATTTCATAACAAATACTGTTGTTCCACCAAAAATAGCCGTGCGTACCGCTGATTACTTTTCCGACAGCGGGAAGCTTTCTTTCTCCTGCCATTGTTTACTGCCTCCCTTACTCCATATTTATAGAAAATTTCAAATCCTCTATTGCATCACAGAATGTTATATCCGCCGTTACAAAGACATAACTGCCCGTCTTTGCCTTACGAATCTGTTCATCACTGTACTCGGATATATCATATTTTTGTGCAAGCCAGTCACGCTGTGCATTAACATCTATATCCGCTGTATTTTCCGCATCGCCGTACAGTACGCCTTCTCTTACAAGTCCGTCAAAATACTGATTAATAGCAGCTACAAACATAACCTTATTGTCATAGCTGTTATTAATTCCGATATAGTTATTCTCAAATGCAGAACGAATATCGTCACGCATTAAGTCCATACCCTCAATAATTTTGATTTTCTTCATATCTTCGGTCTTATCACCGCTTAAGATGTGTAGCGAATTTACACCTCGTGCGACTTTTACTTTTTCGCCGTCATTGATGAGTATAAACTTACCTTCGTCTATATCTTCATTGGGAGTAAGGCTCTCCGTTATAGAGTCAATTTCCGAAAGAACTTGATATGTCGCGCTCTCTGTCATTGACAGTCCGGCAAGCAAGCCTGCAATTCTTGCACAATATTCATATGCCGAATATGTCTTTGCTCCTACTTTGATACCGCTCGAGGAAAAGTTAACAATGCCCTCATTATTTGCGGCAGAACAAGGCAAAACCGCTTTGAATGTCTTTTTTGCCGCTCTCTGTGCTATAATCCAATTCTGCAGTTCTTCCGTCAAATCTTTATGCGGTTCCAATCCCGGAAACGTCAGCCAGTTCCACGACTTATTTCTAAGGCGTGCCAAGGCGGCGTTATATGACTTTTTGAAGTCCTCGCCTGTTTCCGCTCTTTCCACAAGCACTCGTTTCGGTTTGCCGAGAAATATTTTATTCAAGTAGTCAAGATTTGTCGTTGTCCAGTCTGATTTCACAATATCGGCTTCATAGTTATATGTATAACTTAAATTTTCATCTCCGACTTTGGTTGAATCTTCAAGAATAACCGCTACAATTCCGTTCTGACTTCGTGTTACCGCAGTCTGTGCCTTCGTCTTAAATTCAATCAAAATTTCAGGTAATCCCATTTTTATCCCCCCCGTATCACAAGTTCGCTCATTTCATCATACTTTTCTGTTTTATCCACAGCCTGAATGAAATTTATATCAAAATACACATACATTACACCCTTTTCAATTTCAAAATTCATTTCATGAATAGTCAGATGTCTGTCCATAATATCGAAAGTCGGGTACAAAAAAAGCTCTTTAATCCTGCTGTAAGCACCTATACAGTCCTCCACAGTTTCAAGAGCCGATATATATTTTAATTCTACCGAAACAGTAAGTTCCTCAAGTGCACCGCCGCAGCACTGAGGCTGTACATCTGAAGGATACGCAGAAACAAACACTGCCGGTTTTAAAAATCCCTCATCTACTTCTGAGGCAACCACGTTAAATCCGGCATTCATAAGGATTTCCGCAGTTCGTGTCTGTATATCTTTTTCTGTAATCATTTGTCCTCCTACATTTGTATATCCTTTGTTATCTTATCAAGCAGTTTTTCTGCACCCGAGTTGAATTTTGCCTGTGCCTCCGACATTGATTTTTCAAGCATAAAATCACCTTGTACATATCCGCCGGATTTAATGCCTCTTGCAGAACGCTGTACACGATTAAGTTTTCTGCCTCTTTCCCGAGTTCTGCCGCCACTTACAATCTTATGACCGAGTTCAATAAGATGAGCATGCGGTGCTGTTGACTGAACTCTCACTACTCTCACTTTACCGCCCTTATACAGTTTTACTTTTTTCGTTCTCCATGAGTTTCGGAGTTTCTTTGTCCTTACCGGTGTAAGTGATTTTGTTCTCTTATTTACGGCACGTCCTTCTGCCATAAGGAATGCGTCTGCCTGACTCGGATAATTCTTCTCGCATTGCTTCATAGCTTTTTCAAGTTCGTCAAATCCGAATACATCAATATTCCTTGCCATTTCGGTCTTTCTCCTTTGCAACAATTTGCAATTCCGTATTGTTTTCGCCTATGTTAAGAACAGAAACAATACCAAGAACCTTTAGTCCGAACATAATTTTCATATCCTCAGTTATATTCGGAAAATACCTTGTTGTAATTTTGTATGTGGTTTCTGCACGCAGTTTTTGTGACTCCTCATACTCACGTCCCGACATCGGAGAAACATTTGCCCATACTGCATACTCATTCAAAGAAAGCTGATGTGAATACAGCTGTCCGCCGCCTGCCGATTTCCACACTGCATTGCCTTTATTATCAGTCAGCACATACACAGAAGTTTCATCGGCATTGATGTCACCGCTTAACTTAGGTTTGAACGGAATCCACACAGGTACATTTTCATTCATTGAATTTAATCTTTTATCAAGCGGTTTCAAAAATATAACCCGATGACGCAGTTTTGAAAAGTCCATTAAAATGCCGCCTTTCTGTATGGTCTCAGCAATGTATAAAATATACTCGGTACGCCGTTTTTAGTTCCGTCACGCTGTTCAAAGAAATATCCTATACACACAAGCATAGCTTGTTTATAGCTTT